TGTGTAGCTTCAAAAACTTTTCCTTCAAAATCTGTAGTTTGAAAACTAGATCCTGTAAGTGTGGTCACACTACTAAAAGTTATAATATCTCCTTCTACCATACCATGTGCGGACGGAAATGTTACTGTAACAGTAGGCTGTCCATTAGTTGTTGAAAAATTACAACTAGCAATTGAAGTCCTTAATGGTGTAATATCGTAATAAGAACCAGCATAATAAACATAAAGAATTTTACTTGTTCCAATAGCAGAATATTTTATTCCAGCGTTATTATCAAAGTGATGAATAGCTCTAGCTGGACCTGTTAATTTATCAGCTCCTAGTTGGTCCCATCCACCTATTTTTTCGGGTGTTCCATACCTAAACCTAACATTATCACCTCCAAACCATTGCCCCTCGGCTCCAGTTTCTGTAACTTGTTTATTAAATCCTGGTAGAAAACCTAATTTTTGTAGCATATTAAAAACCTGTTTATTAGGTAATATAATAGATATTAAAAAAATTCAATATCTTTAAATCATATTGACATTATTAATGATTGATATAAAAACATAGGAAATGAAAGAAAAAAGTATAAATCTGGCTACGCCATCTATAAATTTACCAGATGCATCACACGTGCGTTTTACAAAAGTGCCTCTTAAAAAAAATACGGAGGCCCATATTTATGACAATTGTTTACCAGCTAATGTCTTTAAAGAAATGCAAAAAATTTTATTAGGCCTTAATTTTCCTTGGTATTATAATGAGGGAGCTTTATATAATGAAGACACTAAATATGACCCTATTAAATCTCCAATTAAAAACTATCAAGATAATCTTAATGTCTATCAATTTACTCATTTATTTCTCAAAGAAGGGGGATATGCATGGTCGTCCTATACCGAAAATATTCTTCCTATTTTAAATGTTTTAGATGCTCGAGCATGGATACGAGTTAAAGCAAATTTAGGTCCTAGAGAACCCAAACATTTAGTGGGTGGGTGGCATTATGATTCTTCTTATAATAAAAATACACCTTATAATGATGCTACAACAGCAATATTTTATATGAATAATAACAATGGATATACTCTATTAGAAACAGGTGATAAAATAAAAAATGTAGAAAACAGACTTATTTTATTTCCATGTAATGTTTTACATACAGGTATTACTCAAACAGATACAAAAGTAAGAGTGGCTCTTACTTTTAATTATTTTGGTAAGGATAAATAATGGATACAATAAAAGATTTTATGGGAATTTTTCCTAACGCTGCTAGTAAAGAATTTTGTGACAATCTAGTTAAATGGTTTGAATACAATAATAGAGAAGGAAACCAAGGTGGAAAAAGAACATTAAGCAGACAAGAACTAGAACACAACGTTCCTAAACACAAAAAAGATTCTGAAGTTTATTGGTTAGGCGTGGATAATCTTATGATAGAGCGTGAAGCTCCTATGCTAAAAGAGTTTGATTCAGTCGTTTGGAAATCTTATGCTAAGCTACAAAAAGTTTATGGATCTGCTTTAGATCAACTAGGTATTCATAAACTATCTCCAGCAATTAAAGTTCAAAGATATCAACCAACACAAGGCTATCATGTTTGGCATCCAGATGTTTCCTGTCAAAGCAATTCAGTAAGAATAATGGTTTGTTTATTGTATTTAAATGATGTTGAAGAAGGAGGAGAAACAGAATTTTTATATCAAAAACTGCGCGTGCCTGCAGTTCAAGGTACGTTAGTAATGTTTCCTGCTACGTGGACACATCTTCATAGAGGCAACCCACCTTTGTCAGGTAATAAATATATAATAAACACTTGGTTACAATTTGTAGAATAATATATGAGAGAAAAAAGTAAAAAAACATTGCGTTCAATTTATAATAAGTTTCCTCAATTTTATAAAGAGTGTTGTCTTATTGAACTAACACTAGATGTTCCTACTCAAAAAAGATGGACTAAAATGAGAAAGAAAATGCTTTCTGAAGAAAATGATTTTACAGAATTAACAAAGCTTAGAGAATCTATAAAAACAAATGGTTTACTTCACCCTATTTCTGTTTTGGTAGAAGGTGAAACTTTAAAAATATATAAAGGAATTGAACAAGTATGGATAGCAAGGACAGAAGGATACACTCATATCTCTGCTTATGTAATAGATAAAAAAGATATGGATATAATTAATCCTCCAGAAACTAATTGGTACACTAAAAATAATCATTTAGGAACACAAGCTTGTGAAGACCATAGAAAAAAAGTTTTTGAATGGCTAGAAAAAAGAGGAAAATCAAGAGCACTTGAAAATCTTGAAGAAGCTTCAGCGGCTATTGAAAAGGAGTCTTTAAGCAATGGCTAACACATATCAATATAAATATTATAATTGGGGACCTTTATTATTTAAAACTAATATTACATCAGAAGAGTGTCAACTTATTTTAGAAGAAGGTAAAAAATGTCGAAAAAACATTTATGATCATAGATCTAAATTAGCTGGTCATTTAAAAGAAGAATATAGATTAAATGATATGGAAGGTTTTTTAAAATGGTTTAATAAATATTTAAAAATGTATGTTAATGCTTTTTACAAATGGAAAGGAATTCCTGCTAACGCAACTTCTAAACTTCATTTACATTCTATATGGATTAACTATATGCAAGCTGGCGACTTTAATCCTCCGCATACTCATGGAGGTGATCTTTCTTTTGTTATTTATCCAAGTATACCTAAAAAAATTTTAGAAGAAAATAAAACTTTTAAAGGAAATAGAAACCCAGGAGGAGGTCCTGGAGGTATATCATTTACATACGGAACAACAAAACGAAATTATATTAGCGCAGTTGATCATCTTCCGCAAACAGGTGAGTTATTTATTTTTCCAGCAGATTTAACACATTGGGTTTTTCCTTTTAAATCAAAAGTTGAACGAATATCTGTATCGGGAAATCTTGATTTTAATCTTAACGAAGGTGATAAAGATATAGGAAATTCAATTGAGGTTTCAAGTGAGAACTAAAAAAATAAAAACTGATATAATAAATAATCGTGTTAAAGAACATAAAAAATATAAATTACAATTACTTAAACTAATTGATGAAATGCCTAATGTTTCTCAAGAAGGTGTCAGTAAAAGTGATTGGAGTTTACCTAAAAATTATCCACGAAAATATTTAGATTTATTTTATAGTAAAGTAATTAAAGCACCAATGAATATAATGAAAGATTATTTTGAAGCAAAAAATTGGAACATTTCTAACGGTTGGTTTCAACAATATGAAAAAAATTCATATCATTCATGGCATACTCATCCTAACGCTAATTGGACTAATGTTTACTTTTTAGAACTACCAGATAAAACATTTAAAACTAAGATCAAAGTTCAAGATAAAATTTTAAACTATGAAGCAGAAGAAGGAGATTTAATATCTTTTCCTGCGTATCTGCCTCACACATCAAACAAAAATCAAGGTGGTAGAAAAACTATAATTGCTTTTAATTCAAACTTTGATTGTGGAAAGTTAGGTATAAATGAAAACTAAAAAAGATTTTTTTATTACTAAAGATAATTTTTTAGATATTGATCTAATAAATGATATAGATAAATATGTAAATGATTCTCATAAAGAACCTATTTGGAAAACTAGTTATTGGTGGCAAAAAAACATTAGACGTGTAACCCCGCCAGTTGCTATCTTAACTCTTCCAGATAAATTTCATATTCCAATTGTTGAAAAATTAAAAAAAATTAAAGAAATATCATGGAAGAGTAATGAACAACCTTTTCAATCACAATATTACTTATACCCTCCTGGTGGATATATCGCATGGCATGATGACACTAAATATAAATGGGCTTCTACCGTTTGTTTAAATCAAATATGGGATCCAAATTGGGGAGGAATTCATTTACATGAAGATACTAAGGGACTTGGACTTCGTGGAGAAGCTCCTACTTTTAATAGATGTATTATTAATTCAGGTGGTGTGCCTCATTCAGTTAGTATTCTTGCACCTGATGCTCCATTACGGCGTGTGATAAGCACGTTTGGTCCGCTAATACCTTTTACAGAAAAAGCTCATAAAAAATGGTTAGAGTGGAAACGAAAACGAAATGTAGATGCAGTATATTTTGAGGGTTCTTATGATAATCAATAAAGAAATTGCATCAAAAATATTAAGAGATTATATTTTTATAACAGGAACTGTTGATATAGACTCAAGATATTTTAAAAAAAAAATAGATGAGGGTGTTCAAAATTCTAATTTAAATCATAAAACTAATGTATATGGTAAACATACAGACTGGTCATTTTTTACTAGAGACCCACAATTTCAAACTATATTATTACAATTAATAGATCATCTTGAAACTTTAGATGTACCTTTAAATAAATTTACTCTTTCAGAAGCATGGGGAATTATAGAAAATTTTGGAGATTATACACGAAAACATAGTCATGAACCTTATTATTTATCTGGTGTTCTTTATCTTAATGACCATCCTCAAAAACTATATTTTCCAGAAATTAACCAAGAAATTACGCCTAAGCCAGGAAGGTTTGCTGTTTTTTCTTCTTTTTTACAACATCAAACTAAAAGAAATATAAAGCATAAAAGTAAATATGCTATTTCATTTAATCTTAGAAATATTACTATATCAGAAACTTTTTAATATTAAACAGAATCCCAACTTGAAGTACCAACATTCCAAACAAAGTTTTCTTGAGGAGTTTCCCAATCGTGCGCGGTCCATTGTTGACCAGCTTCGTCCCAACTAATCATATAAGCTCTTTCTTGGTTGTCACCATTTGTATATATTTCAATAGTAGGATATGCAACAGGTGGACTCCAACAACATTGTTCTTCATTAAGTGTCCATGATTCAAAAGGTTTTGGTGCAATAAAAGCATCTCTACCTTCATCATAGGTATAACCTATTCCAGCATAATTTTTTCTAAAAGGTGTTCCACCTAATGTATGTTGTCCAGCTATTGTATTATAAGAAGTTTTTTTCCAATATGGGTGTTTATGAATTTTAGTAAGATACGCAATTCCTATGCTTTCATCTTCTACACCTTCAGAATTTGAAGTTTCATTATTACCTAGCACATGTACTGCTATAACTAAATTGTTTTCATCTAATTTTGCAAAGTGAGCCATAATTTATCCGGAGCTAAATACACCGTCTCCTGTAAATTTATAAATAGTGTAGCCAGTCACAGTTGATGTATCTACACTCACAGTTCCACTTGTAGTAACTGTTGCAGCATTTGCATTAGCTACTTTTAAAATAACTACTCCTGAGCCACCTGCAGCTCCTTGCCATGTGCCTCCTTCTGGAGCTGTTCCGGGAGAAGTTCCAGTTCTCATAGAGCCGCCTCCGCCTCCACCAGTGTTAGCTTGACCTGGATCAGGATTAGGACCTTGTGCCCCTCCTGGACCAGTTGCAGCGTATGAGCCGGTTCCACCGCCTCCAGTTCCACCAGTTCCACCAGTTCCACTGTTTGTTGATCCACCTCCGCCACCAGCGTAAGTGACTGAAGGTCCTGTTATTGAATTCGCTGTTCCGTTTCCTCCTGCTCCTGCTGGACCAGTTCCATAGCTTCCTGTACAACTTCCTCCTGTACCAGCAGCATTGGCTCCGCCGCCTCCGCCAGTAGGCCAACAGTCTCCTGCATTAGGACCATTTCCTCCATCATTTCCTTGACTTGGAGAAGTTGATGGAACGTTTCCTTCACCGCCTGTACCATTATAAGTACCGCCGCCACCAGATCCACCTTGTCCCCCAGTTCCAGGTGATGCCGAAGAACCTCCAAAACCTCCACCGGTTGATGTAAATGTTGTAATGGTTGCTCCGCTATCATCGATTTGACTATCGGATCCTTTATTTCCAGGCTGAGCACCACTGTCTGAGCCAGTTGCGCCTCCAGCGCCTACTGTAATTGTATAATCTGTTCCACCCGTTAAAGTTAATGTAGCATCAGTTCGGTATCCGCCAGCGCCTCCTCCTCCGCCGTAGCTTCGGCCACCGCCTCCGCCGCCAGCGACTACTAAAACTTCAACATCATAGGGATCTTGAGCTGCGGGTCCTCCGCCAGAACCAAATCCTAGAATTCTGTATCCAAAAGACATATTTTATTCTCCTTACGCGTCGTTAGCTGCATCAGTAGTATAAAATATTTTTACTCCTAAAACTCTACATTCGCCTGTAAAAGTATCACTACCGTCTGCTGCATCTCTGTATAATTGAAAGTAAGTTTGCTCACCTGCTGCAGGAGAACCTGCAACTGTCATTGCGCTACTTTCAGATGTAATTTGTTGATCTTCAACTGTTCCTATACCAGCGTCTGTAACTTCTATAGCTGTTCCATATGCAACATCAATAGTATCACCATCTGCACATGCAACACCTTGTAAACCAAAAATAGCATTTCCTGTGTTAGTCGTGCTAGGTGCCCAGTAAACTTGATAAGTTAAAGTGCCTTCATTCCATGATTTTGGCATCGCCACTGTAAATTGAGTGTATTGTTTTGTACTAGCATCAAAATCAAATACTTTCATATCTGGTCTTGTTGCTGTTGTTTCTACTTGTTCAGCATCAGCCCCATTAGTGCTTGCAGCATACATCGCTGCAGCTGGAATCCACATAGTTTCTTTTCCTGCAATTTTTAAAGCAGCACCGTTTCCTTGTAAAGTACCTGTTCCTTTTGGAACAAGGTTAAGACTTACGTTTGTTTCACCAGAAGCAGTAATAGTTGGTGCATTACCTGTGGAAGCATTAGCTAATGTAATTTCATTAACCGCTGATCCTGTAGCTGTTAAAATAGCTAACTCATTGCCATTAGTATCTAAAATTGAAGTTCCAATTTTAGGACTAGTTAAAGTTTTGTTTGTTAAAGTTTGTGTTCCAGTAGTTGTAACATCTCCATTTGGTAAAGTATCAATGTCAGGGTTAGTTCCATCATTTGCAGTAGCAAATACAACAGCATCACCTTTATCTCCTGCTGCAAAAGTAAAGCTGTCTCCTGATCCAGTGACATATTTAAATTGTACTGTGTAAGCACCTGAAGTTGAATTTCTTAAAAAATAAAAAGTTTGAACATCAAGAGGTATAGTTACAATTCTGTTTCCCGTGATTGAACCTGTAAATTCAATCATTCTGTGTGCAAGAGTTGCACCCGTTGATCCGTCAGAAACGGATAATGTAGTAGTACCAGCTCCACCAGCTATATCTTGTGTTGTATAGCCACCTGCAATTTGTTCAACAATTTGTAAATTAGTATTAGTTATATCTCCCCATTGGCCGGCTTTTTCGCCAGTTACCATAAGTTCTACGCCAAGAGCGGTATATGATGATGCCATAATTTTTTTCTCCTATTACGATGCTATAGTTACGTCTGTATAAGATGTATTTCCTGTAATGTCAACATCAGAAAAAGATGTGTTTCCTGTAATGTCAACATCTCCATACCCTAATACTCCAAATCCTACAGTATTTAAAGTAGCAGGAAATGTTTGTCCAGTCAACCCTACAGTCATTTGTGTAGGACTAATTGATCCTACGCCAGCACTAAATGTTTGGCCAGATATCCCCATAACTATAGCGCCAGGAGTTATAGCCCCTACACTTGCTGCAAAACTAACACCGGAAATATCTATTAATTCTACTGAAGCAACACTAATGCTTCCAACACTAGAAGCAAATGTTACACCACTTATTCCTACTACATCAGCAGGAGTAATAGTTCCAACTGCAGCTGCAGTTGTTAAACTTGCTAAACCTTGTGTATGATCAGCTCCATTATTTATACTTAGTGTTCCTAAGCCAGCGCCCATAGTTACACCACTGACATCAAAATTCATATCTAAACGACTAATTGTTGGATCGTTTAAAGCAGCGGCCATAGTTTGACCACTAATTCCAATTATACTTTCTGGTTTAAATGTAAATACTCCACCCCATTGACCATCACCATAAGAATGAACACCCCATCCGTTTGGACCAAGTTCCATTGCCATTGTTAAACCATCAAGTGCAACGGTAGTAGTATTTTCACCCCAGTTATTATCTCCCCATGCATCACTACCCCAACCTGCAATAGAACCTGCATAAGTAAATTCTCCTAAAGAAACAGTTGTACTAAAACCAGATAATGTAACACTAATAGCGGATTCACCCCAGTTTTCTGCTCCCCACGTATCAGACCCCCATCCTTGTTCATTAAAAGCTGTAACACTTCCAATTGACGAAGTTGTGGATAGACCTGTTAAATGAGTTGTAAATGTATCTTGATCTCCCCAGTCATGATTTCCCCATGATAATGCGCCCCAAGTATTTTGAGTAACATCTATAATACCACCCATACCAATTCCATGAACCCAACATGCAAAATAAAAATCTGCTTGTGAGGCAGGAGCTATTTCTATGTAACGTGTTGTGGCAGAATTAAAATTTGAGGTATTAGTATAATCAGATTGATTACTTGAACCATCTAAATAATAAGTAACTCCAGAAGAAATAATTCCACTTCTCATTGTAGAAGTGCTACTGCTATTAGATGTAGTAAAAATTAATGGATGATTATCGTTACTAGAACCTGATTGATCTAATCGTAAAGTGCCTGAAGCAACCCACGGAAAAGTAAAACTTGCTGGTTGTGAACCATTAAATGTATAAATTGATCCTGTAGAGCCAGTAACGTACTGAGTACCAGTAGTGACTGCGACTGTTATGGTAAGATCAGCCATAAGGAACTACCTCCTTATGCCGTCAATCTCAAGATAGCGGAAGTTGCGTCGTTAGCTGGAAATTGAATTGTAAACGTTCCAGAAGAAACTGTTTTGTCTCCTCCAAAAGCTACTATACAAACTGCATCTGTAGTAGACGTTCCAGTTCCAGTAGTAGTATTATAAATCATACAACCGTTTGCTGTAAACGATGCAGAAGTCCAAGATATGTCAGAAAAATCTGTAAACGCAGTTGTAGAAGTTAAACCTACGCCTGTATTAGTTAGCGCTTTTCCACCTGCTGTATAAGCAGTTCCAGATGTGTTTGTAATTTCATTTGATGTTGAATAGTCAGTTGTAGCTGCACCTAAAGATGCTGAACTTGTAAATAAAGCTATTTTAAAAGTGTCTCCACTTGATGAACTAAAATTGTGCTTACCCTGTAATAGTTCTTGTTTAAAACTAGAACAAACTGCTGAAGTTATTGCCATAAAATTTTCTCCTTATTATGGAGACGGAGATTTAACTGGTATCCTAACTGTACCGTCAGTGTAATCGTCTCGTCTTCGTCTTCCAAGTTGCATTCCTGCAAACTGTTGTATAGCATTTTTATATTTATTTTCATACAATGTCAACATATCAACTGGACCTTTTAAAAACCCATAAGTCTCAGCTAAACAACAATACAGAAGGCCTTGTGGGAAATTTAAACTAATATAGTTTGTATTACTACCTTCTAATAAAACAGGTATTTTATTATAATATACCCTAAATTTATAGTTTGCATCTGGTGTTGGAGCTATATACATTCCTCCTGAAGTAGTATCAGATAGACCTGTAGCGCCACCAAACATAGCATAATATTTAGGAAAACCTGTAACTGAATTGGTAGTATCTGTAGGAGCCTGAATTGTTCCTTCAGGTCCAAACTTTCTATCTACAAATTCTGACAAGTATGTTTGATCTTTTTTTTCTAACCAAGTTCCATTTCCCTCTGTATTAGCTGTTGAATTAAATACTTCTATTCCTCTAATAAACATACAGCCTGCTGGCGCATTAATTGTATTATCATTAGCAACTAATGTGCCTTCCTGAACATGCCTATCAGAATCCATAGGTAAATCCATAAATATTCTTTGTTGAGCATTTAAAATAATATTTTCTAAAACAGCATCAGTTAATACTGTATCGTCCACTTCTGTGTAACTTCTAATTTGTGTTCTTAATCCTGATGCGCTTAATCCTGACATAATTAACCTCTATCATTAATCGGTCCAATTGTACACTGTAAACCGCCCCCTGTTTCCGTGCTACTAGCATTACTAACTAATTCAAATGTAAAACCTGTTTGAATAGTATTATC